AACGCCGCCGGCTACATGACCGCGCTCGTCCGGCCGACGACCCGCGGCCGCCGCGCGACGATCAACGTCGGGCTCGCGCTGCTCCGCTCCGGCGTGCTCGTCACCCCCGATTCGCGCTCGCTCGTCGCGCCCATGCTCCGCGCACGCCGGTGGGTCGCCGACGGCGAGACGAGCACGAAGGCGATCCTGGCGGCCGCGTCCTACGCGAACGCGCTCTCGTCAAACGACCTCGCGCGGGCGCAGCGCGTCGGGCTCGACACCGGCGCCGAGGCCTCGGGCGCGAAGATCACCGGGTGGCTCAAGGACCCCGGCGGCGACGCGTGCGAGTGGTGCCAGACCGTCAGCGGGCAGACCTACTCGAGCCCTGAGGACGTGCCGTTCCACGACCGAGACCGCTGCTCCGTGATCCCCGACCTCGAGGGCGACGAGCTCGCCGAGTATTGGCGGGCGAAGGCCGACGAGGACATCCCGTTCTGAGGAGGACCAGCATGGCCGACGACCCGAACCCGAACCCCGACCCCGATCCCGACCCGGATCCCGACGCGCCGGCGACGCTCGAGGAGGCGACCGCGCGGATCCGCGAGCTCGAGCGCGGCAACTCCGACGCGCGCAAGGATGCGCAGAAGCGCCGCGAGCAGCTCGAGAGGGCCGAGGGCGAGCTCGCCAAGCTCAAGGCGAAGGACCAGACCGAGGTCGAACGGCTCAAGGGCGACGTCGACCGGCTCACGAGCGAGAACAGTGGCCTCGTCTCGCAGCTGCGCCGCTCCCGCGTCGAGCGCGTGCTGCTGCAGGCCGCGGCCGGCAAGTTCGCCGACCCCGACGACGCGCTCCGCTTGCGCGACGAGCTCGAGGACGACGCCGACGAGCAGGACGACCGGCAGCTGCTGCGCGCCGCGACGAAGGCCGTCGACGACTTGCTGGAGGCGAAGCCGCACTACGGCGTCTCCAACGGCGACACGGCCCGCGGCGCGCGCACGCAGGGCGTCCGCCAGCGCGGCGGCGACCCGAAGGACGACCCGTCCAGCTGGATCCGCGGCGCCGTGCGCCGCTAGCCGCCAACTGCATACCGCGCTACCCTCGCGGTTAGCGCGGCGCCCGGAGGGCGCGCGTGGCCCCCGCCGGAGGCGGGCCGGCGCATTGAGCGAGCGGAGCTCGCCGCGCCGGACATCCCCGATCACCTTCGCAACGCAAGGAGGGCCAACGCATGGCCACTGACTTCGAGGGGATGGTGCCTCGGTCGGTCTCGAGCGAGTTCCTCGAGGCCATCGCCCGCGAGAGCATCGTCCTCGAGCTCGCGAACGTGCAGCGCATGTCGGAAGCGACGCAGGCGCTGCCGATCGTCTCGTTCATGCCGCAGGCGAAGTTCACCTCGAGCCGCTACGGCGGCCGCAAGCCCGCCACGAAGATCGAGTGGAGCCACGAGGAGCTCGTGCCCGCCGAGATCGCGGCGACGCTCGCGATCCCGGAGAACTGGATCGGCGACGCCGGCTTCGACGTGTGGGGCAACGTGCGCCCGACGCTCGTCACGGCGCTGTCACGGCTGATCGACGACGCGATCCTGTTCGGCAACGGCGAGCCGGCGACGTTCCCGCCCAACGGCGTGGTCGGCGCGGGCGCCCCGGTCGGCGGCCCCGACGCGCTCGCCGCGCTCGACGCCGGCTTCGACGCGGTCGAGGCCTCCGGGCTCGACGTCACCGGGATCGGCTCCCGCGTGCAGATCAAGTCGGCGCTGCGCGCCGAGTACCGCGCGATCGGCGCGACCCCGGACACGGTGCCGACGCTGAGCTACGCCGGCGTCCCGATCGTGACCAGCCCCGAGTGGGACACCGCGAAGTGCGACGCGGTCGTCGGTGACTGGACGAAGCTGGTGATCGGGATCCGCGAGGACATCTCGTTCCGCACCAGCGATTCGGCGGTGCTGCTCGACGGCGGCGGCGTGATCATCGCCAACTCGTTCCAGGACAACCTGATCGCGCTCAAGGTCTGGATGAAGATCGGCGCCGCGATCGGCACGCCGGTCGCACCGGACAACGCCTCGGCCGTCAACGCGTTCGTGGCCGTGGACTGGACGCCGTGACCGTCGTGCGGCTGACGCGGCGGCGGGCGCCCGACGGCGGCTGGATCTTCGGCCGCTGGCTGCGACGCGCGCTCGCGGCGCCCGTCGGTGCCGGGCAGTCGGCGTCGTTGCAGTCGATGACGCGGCCGGCGCTCAACCAGCTCGCCGCCTCGCTCGGCATCGCCGACCCGGCCGGCATGCCGAACAAGGACGCCGTGATCGCCGCGATCGCCGCGGCGCAGGGCGGCGCGACATGACCGAGCCCGCGGCACCGGCGGCGGCGCCGCGGGCGCTTCCCGACCCGGCGATCGACCCGGCCGACGTCCAGGCGATCCTGCCCGACCTCACGCTCGAGCAGGCGACGCTCGCCGCGCAGCTCGCCACCGTCGCGGTCTCGGCGGTGCTCTACCCGACGCCGATCCCGACGCCGACGCCCGAGCCGATCTACGCCGTGCTGCTCGCGGCCGCGACCCGCGCCGGCATCGCGATCCTGCAAGGGTCGGCGCTGCCGGTCGTGTCCGAGTCGCTCGGCTCCTACAGCTACCGGCTCGCGACGCCGCAGTCGCTCGGCGGCGTGTTCGGGCTGACCGACGAGGAGCTCGGCTGGCTCGAGCCGTGGACGGCGCGCGACACCGCCTACGACATCGACGTCGCGCCCTGGGCGGGCCCGCCGTGGCCGTTCGACTGGTGGCAGAGCAACCTCGAGCAGCCCGACGGGCGCGGCGAGGGCTGGCGCGACGGCGAGGGCTGGCGTTGACGATCGAGCACCTCCTGACCCGGCAGGCGACGCTGCTGCGCAGGTCGCCGACCGGGCCCGCCGACGAGCTCGGCGACCCGACCTGGGACGTCGTCGCCGAGCCGGTCGCGTGCGAGCTCCAGCCGGCCGGCTCGAGCGAGGACCACGACGACAACGTCCAGAGCTCGAGCTGGCGGATCTTCCTCCCGGCCAGCTGCGCCGACCTCGGCGGCTGGGATGCGCTCGAGCTCGACGGCGAGCTCTACGAGTTGACGGGCGACCCGGGCGTCGAATGGTCGCCGCGGCTGCGGCAGGTCAGCCACGTCGAGGCGCTGGTCGCGCGGGTGCGCTGATGCCGCGCGAGTTCTTCCTACGTCCCAACGCCGACGAGGTCATCGCGAGCGAGTGCGCCGACCAGGTCGGCGCCGCCGCCGACGAGCTCGCCCGCCAGATCCCGGCGAACGTCCCGGTGCGCGAGGGCGTCGCGCAACGGCTCTACACCAGCGCGCTGAAGGTCGAGCGGCAGGACGACGGCTCGGCGATCGTGACCGGCTTCCCGTTCCTCTGGCACTGGCTCGAGTACGGGACCCGCTTCAACGCCGCCTACCGGCCGATCGAGAACACCGCGCGCGGGCTCGGGTTCAACTGGAGCGCGCAGGGGTGAGCAACCTCGCCGTCCAGACGCTGCCCGACGCCGAGCAGGAGCTCGCCGCGCTGCTGCGCGCCCAGCCCGAGCTCGGCCCGGTCGCCGCCCGGGTCTACACCGTCTTCCCGGCCAAGGCCGGCGCCGACCCGCTGCTGGTCGTGCACCGCTTCGGCGGGCAGCCGAAGGTCGGCCGGCCGCTCGTGCTCGACGAGGCGCTGCTGCAGGTCGACGTCTACGGCGGCTCGAAGGGCGACGTCGCCCGCATCGGCGCGCTGGTACGCGCGCTGCTGGTCGAGCGATCCGACCGCACCGTGCTCGGCCCGTACCGCAACGTCCCGGACGAGACGTTCACGCCGCCGCGGCCGCGCGCGCTGGTCGACGTGACCTACTACCTCCGGCCGGCGTCGACGCCGACGCTGACCGAGCCGCCGCCCGCGAGCACGCCCGCGATGGGCGCGACCGCCGGGCAGCCGGGCACGTGGACGCCCGACGGCTGCACCGTCCCGGCGAGCCTCGCCGAGCTGCAGGCGTCCAGCGTCGCCGCGACGCCGGCCGGCGCCTGGGGCTCCTTCGACTACGTCGAGCTCGGCGACGGCACGAGCGCGACCTGGCTCGGCACCGACTGGAGCAAGTACCCGCCGTGGTCGTAGGCGACCAGCGGCGACCGGAGCTCGGCCTCCCCGAGCTCCTCGACGAGCCCGACCTCCTCGAGCTCGCGCGCCGGCGCGACCGGCGCGACCCGACCCGACTCCCGGAAAGGGGATCCAGCTATGGCAGGACTTGAAGCTGATCACGTCGTCGTCGCATCGTTCGGCGGCGTCTACATCGCACCCGAGGGGACGCCGGCGCCGGCCGACCTCGCGCCGCTCGCGGCTCCGTGGGTGAACGTCGGCTACGTCGGCGAGGACGGCGTCACGTTCACGCTGAGCCGCGACTCGCAGGACATCATGGCCTGGCAGAGCGCCGAGCCGGTGCGGCGGCTGATCACCGCCGAGCCGAAGGAGCTCGCGTTCGAGCTGCTCGAGTTCGACCCCGAGTCGGTCAAGCTGGCGTTCCGCGGCGGGCAGGTCGCGGTCACCGGCGTGGCGCCGAACGAGATTGCCGTCTACACGCCGCCCGACGCGGCCGCCGGCGCGATCAATGCGGTCTGCATCGAGTGGGAGGACCTCGGTTCGACCTGGCGCTTCTTCGCCAAGCGCTCGGAGATTTCGGGCGACGTCGAGTTCACGCTCTCGCGCACCGACGCGATCCGGCTGCCGCTCACCCTCGCGGTGCTCGCGGCCGACGCGCCGTCGTGGCAGATCATGAGCGACGACGACTCCTGGGTCAGCGGCGCGGCCGCGTTCGCGGCGCCGGCCGGCGCGCCCGACGAGAGCTGGACGGTCGCCGAGCTGCAGGCGGCCGCGACCGCGGCAGGGCTTCCGACCAGCGGCACCAAGGCTGAGCTGCTCGAGCGGCTGACCGAGGCGGCGACCGCACCCGCGGCTGCCTGAAGGGAGGGCGAGCGATGATCACCTACGCCGTCAAACACGGCGACAGCTGGCACGTGCTCGACGTCGGCCCGGGAACCATGATCGCGTTCGAGGACGCCTTCGGGCAGTCGATGCCCGACGGAACCGACGGCGGGCACATGTGGCGGCACATCGCCTGGATCGCGCACCAGGAGCTCGCGCCCGACGAGCCGTTCGAGCTCTGGGTGCGCGGGCTGAGCGACCTCACCGGCGACGACGACCGGATCGCCGCGATCCGCTCCGAGTTGCGCATCGACGCCGGCCTGCCGCCGCTCGAGCCCGAGCCCGACCCCGAGGCCGAGGACCCTACGCCGCTGCAGGCGGTCGCTGGCGAGCACGGGTAGCCGACATGGCGGTCGCCGCCGGTCTCCCGCCGCCGCTGATCGCGGAACTACCCGCCCGCGACTACGGGGCGCTCGAGGCTGCGCTCGACCGGCGCTGGGGCCCGACCGAGGAAGGGCTCGCGACGCTCTGCGACCTCGTCCACCTGCTGCTGCTCGTCGAGGTGCAACGCGGCGGCGGCAAGGGCTGGCGCTGGACGCCGATCCCGCGGCCGACCGCGAGCTCGAGCACGAGACGCCGCCGGCCGGCGAGCGCCGGCGGGCCGCGCAACGGCAAGCCGGGCGTCCAGACCGGGCAGGCCTTGCTCGCCGCGCTCGGCGGCGCCGGACCCGTGAGGAGTGAGCGCTGATGGCGGGCACGATCGGCGACGCATTCGTCAACGTCCACCTCGACCCGAAGGGCGTCGAGCAACAGCTGTCCGGGCTCGGCGGTGGGCTCGAGGGCCGCTTCGGGAAGATGGGCGGCGTCGCTGGCGTCGCGATGAAGGCCGGGATCGTCGGCGCGGTCGCCGGCACCGCGATCGCGGTCGGCAAGGAGCTCTACGCCGTCGGCGAGCAGTTCGACTCGATGCGCGACGACATCCAGGTCGCGACCGGCGCGACCGGCAAGGACCTCGACGGGCTCGTCGGCTCGGCCAAGACGGTCGCCACACAGGTGCCGACCAGCTTCGAGAAGGCGGGCGAGGCGGTCGGGCAGCTGCGCTCGCGCACCGGGCTGAGCGGCAAGGCGCTCGAGGGCATGAGCAAGCAGGTGCTCGAGCTCAGCCGGCTGACCGGCGAGGACCTCGGCGGCACGATCGAGAAGAGCACCCGCCTGTTCGGCGATTGGGGTCTGCAGGGCGCCGAGGCCTCGAAGGGGCTCGACAAGGTCTTCCGTGCGAGCCAGGCGACCGGCGTCGGCGTCAGCCGGCTCGAGGAGCTGATGGTCAAGTTCGGCGGGCCGATGCGGCAGCTCGGCTTCAGCTTCGACGACACCGCGGCGCTGCTCGGGAAGTTCGAGAAGGAGGGCGTCAACACCGAGCTCGTGATGGGGTCGATGCGGATCGCGCTCGGCAAATTCGCCCGCGAGGGCCGCAAGGCGCAGGGCTACCAGGCGCAGCTCACCGCCGCCCAAGAAAAGCTGACCGAGGCGATGAAGAAGGGCGACGAGTCGGGCATCTCCAAGGCGGAGGAGGCGGTCAACAAGTACGCGATCAAGCTCGACTTCGCGAAGCGGGCGGCCCAGGGCGCGCCCAAGGCGATCAAGGCGACGTTCAAGGAGATCCGCGACGCCAAGGACCCGACCGAGGCGACCGCGATGGCGCTCGAGGCGTTCGGCGCCCGCGCCGGACCCGACATGGCGGCCGCGATCCGGGAGGGCCGCTTCTCGATCGACGACCTCGAGAAAACCATCTCGAAGGGCCGCTCGACGATCGTCGGCACCGGCAAGGACACCGCCGACTTCGCCGAGCAGTGGCAGATGCTGAAGAACAAGGTGCTGGTCGCGATCGCGCCGCTCGCCGAGAAGTTCTTCAACGTGGTCGGGCAGGGCATGGCCTACGCCGCCAAGGAGCTGCCGCCGCTGGTCGACGGGCTCAAGCGCGACCTCGGCCCGACGCTCGAGGACATCGGCTCGATCGTCGACTCGCTGATGCCGGTCTTCAAGGTCGTGTTCTCCTACGCCCAGACGACGCTGAAGAACTTCGCCGACGCCGCCGAGGCGGCTATGCAGATCGTCGGCGGCGCGATCAAGATCGTCGCCTCGCTGCTGAAGGGCGACTGGAGCGGCGCCTGGGAGGGCGCCAAGCAGGTCGTCGAGGGCGTCGGCAAAGCGATCGAGGCCGAGCTCAACCAGCTCGCCAACGTGCTCGACCTCGTCACGACGCCGATCCGCAAGGCCGCCGCCGCGATCGGCAACGCGATCGTCGATGGGATCATGGCGCCGCTCGACAAGGTCGGCGACGCCGCTCGAGGAGCGATCAACAAGGCGCTCACCTTCGGCGACGAGATCGTGAGCGCGATCGAGTCGCGCGCCGCTGCGATCGGCCGCGCGATCGTCGGCGCCGTCGTCGACCCGATCGCCGAGGTCGGCGACAAGGTCCGCGGGCAGATCAACAAGGCGATCACGTTCGGCGACGAGCTGCTCGGCGCGATCGAGAACCGGGCCGCCGCGATCGGACGGGCGATCGTGAACGCGGTGGTCGACTGGCTCGGCGACATCGGCGACAAGGTGCGCGGCGCGATCAACAAGGGCATCACCTTCGGGGAGGAGCTGCTCGGCGCGCTCGCCGGCAGGGCGGCCGCGATCGGCACCCGGATGCTGCAGGCCGTGCTCGACGCGCTCGACGCGATCGGCGACAAGGTACGAGGCCTCGTCCTGGGCGCGATCACGTTCGGCGCCGACCTGCTCGCGACGATCGGAGGGCGCGCGCTCGCGATCGGCACCTCGATCGTCACGGCGATCATGAGCGGGCTCGCGAGCGTCGGCGACAGCGTGCGCGCCAAGCTGCGCGGCGCGATCCGGTTCGGCAAGGACCTGCTCGCCACGATCTACAACCGCGCGGTCGAAGCGGGCAACCGGATCGTCGACGGCCTGGTCGCCGGGCTCGGCGGGCTCGGCGGCGCGATCCTCGACGCGCTCAAGGACGCGCTCGAGTGGGCGCTGCGGCAGTTCAAGAAGATCCCGGGCGCCGGCTTCGTGATGGAGCACGTGCCCGGCCTGAAGATGAGCGACGGCGGCGGCTTCGACACGGGCGCCGGCGGCGGAGGCGGCGGCGACTTCGGCCCAGGCGCGCGCGCCGCCGAGGCCGGCGTGCTCGGCGCGCCCGCCCCGAGCGGCGCCGGCGTCGCCGGACCCGTGGCGCCGTTCCAGACGCTGCGGCGCGAGCTCGCCCGACGCGGCGCACCCGAGCTCGACGCCGGCGCAGCACCGCCGGTGCTCGTCCGCGTCTACATCGGCGACACCGAGCTGCGCGGGATCGTCCGCACCGAAGTCGGCTACGCCGACGACGAGACAGCGCGGATCGCGCTCGGCGGGCTCGTAGGGGTGCGCTCCTGATGGCCGTCACGCTCGCCGCGCAGATCAGCACGCCGCTCGCCGCGGTCAAGCTGACCGTCGGGATCCCCGCCGGCACGACGACGCTCGACCTCAAGCGCACCGCGACCGCGACCGGGCACGAGGCATATGTCCGCGGCGTGCAGGGCCGCGACGTCACCGGGCTCGACGAGCTCGTCGTCTACGACTACGAGGTGCCGCTCGGCGTCGCGCTCGTCTACGTCGCGACGGCATACCCCTCGTACGAGTGGACGCAGGCCGGGCCGATCACCGTCAACGACTCGCGCGACTGGCTCGTCGACCTCGCGCGGCCGACCAACACGTTCCCGGTCGCGGTCGAGGCGCTGCCCGAGCTCCGCTACGACGGCCCGGTCGGCGTGCATCGCGTGCTCGAGCGGCGCGACCCGGTGCTGACCACCTCGACGCTCTGGACGCCCAACGCGCAGCTCAGCTTCACGACCGCGAACAAGAGCGACCGCGACCGCGCCCGCGCGATCCTCGGCGCCGGCGTCACCGTGCTGCTGCGCACACCACCGAGCGAGGGCGTCGGCAACCTCTACCTCGGCGTGCAGGGCATGAGCGAGCAACGCCCGAGCCGGATCGCCGGCCACTGGTACCGCCGCTTCGCCGTCGACGTCGTCCAGGTCGCACGGCCCGACCCGGCGCTCTTCGTCCCCTCGCCGCCGCTGACCTACCGGCGCCTGCTCGAGCTCTGGGCGACCTACCGCGACGTGCTCAACACCGGCCTCAGCTACCAGGAGCTCGCCTACTACGAAGCCGCCGGCGGCGCGGCCGCGCCCGGCGGGCTGCCCTGGCTACCGGACGACGTCTGATGCTCGCGGTCTCGCAACGGTTCCTCGACGCGCTACGGCAGTCGCACGTGGTCACGACCGCCGCGACGATCATCCCGCCGGCCGGGCCCGCGCCCGCCGACGCGCCGGTCGTCGGCGGCTCGCTGCGGCTCGACCGCGACTCGAAGGTGCGCCGGCAGGGCACGCTCGTCGTCGCCGGCGACATCGACGCGAACACCGACTACATCCGCGAGCTCCCGTTCGGCGGCTACGTCCGGCTCGAGCGCGGCATCCGGTTCCCCGACGGCACGCTCGAGCGGCCGACCGTCGGAATGCTGCGGGTCGCGACGGTCTCCTGGTCGGCGCCGACCGGCGAGGTCACGCTCGAGCTCGGCGACCGCATGGCGCAAGTCCAGGACGAGCCGTTCCCGTTCCCCTGGGCGCCGGCCGGGCTCAAGCCGTCCGACGCCGCCGTCCAGGCCGTGCACGACGTCTTCGGCGACGCGATCGACTACCTCGTCCGCACCGACCCGGCCGGCGAGCCGGCGCTCACCGGCAACACGGTCTACGACCAGGACCGCGCGCAGGCGATCGGCGACCTCGCCTCGAGCGTCGGCGCGCTCGCGACGTTCGACGCCGCCGGCGACTTCGTGATCGAGCCGGCCGTGCGCGACATCGACACCGAGCCGCTCGCCTGGACGATCGACGTCGGGCCCGACGGCGTGCTCGAGGAGGTCAGCGAGAACCTCGACCGCTCCGCTGTCCGAAACGGCGTCGCGGTGCGCGGCCAGCTCGACTCGACGACGCCGCCGGTCTACGCGCTCGCGACCGACGACGACCCAGGCTCGCCGACACGCTGGGGCGGCCCGTTCGGGAAGGTCGCGCTGATCGTGAGCTCCACCAGCGTCGGCACGCAGGAGCAAGCCGACTCGATGGCGGCGTCGCTGCTGAACCTGCGGCTCGGGCTCGCCCGCGCGGTCACGCTACGCGGCGTCCCCAACCCGGCGCTCGAGCCCGACGACGTGATCCTCGCCCGCTACCCGGACGACCGCGAGGAGCGGCTGCTCGTCAACAACCTGCAGCTCCCGCTCGAGCCCGACGGAGCGATGGACGTCGGCGCGACCGGCCACTACCGGCCGGCGGCGCTCACGCGCCGCGAGGCGCGCGTCCGGCTCGTGCAGGGCCCGGCGGCGTGGCGCGAGCTCGCCGGCGCGAGGCTGGTGAGCTCATGAGCTCCAACGGCGGCGTGCTGCGGCCCGGGTCGCCGGCGCGGCAGCTACCGACCGTGCTCCGGGCGCTCGCCGCCGCGAGGCCGCGGCCCGACGCCGTGCGGCTCGAGCTCGCGACCGTGACCGCTATCCCGGACGCCGACAGCGTCGAGCTCGACTTCGGCGCCGGCACCGCGGTCGTGCCGCGCATCGCCGGCTACACGCCGACCGTCGGTGAGCCCGCCTGGTGCCTGGCCGGCGAAACGGTCCTGCTCGCGATCGGCGCCGTCGGCGGCGCTGGCACCGCCGCGCTGCCGGCGAGACTCGCGACCGGGTCAAGCGTCAACGAGATCGCCGGCAACTACAACCTCGCGAACGAGTCGGGCTGGTGGACAGGCCGACCGGACGACGCGAACGGACCGCCCGCCGGCGACGCCGTCGCCGTCGCCGTCGCCGCTCACACGCCCGACTGGATCGTGCAGGACGCCTACAGCTTCGACGGCGCACGCGCGTGGAGGCGCGGCTGCTACGCCGGCGGCTGGTCGGCATGGATCCAGACATGGCCGCTCGACGAGACGACGCTGCCCGCGCGGCTCGCCGGCCCCGGGAGGGGCAGCTCGAGCGCGGCGCCCGGCAACGACCTCAACCAGGCGACGCTCGACGGCTGGTACCAGGTGCTCGCGCCGGGCGGCGCCGGCAACACGGCCAACGCGCCGATCCTCGTCTGGGGCGTCTGCCACGTCTCGAACCTCGACACGACGACCGGCGTGCAAATCGTCTACGAAGTGACCGGGCTGCGATCGTGGCGGCGCCGCTGGGCCGGCGGCACCGGCGGCACGTGGACGGCGTGGATCCAACTCACTGATTCGGACGGCTTCATCGTCGACGGCGTGCTGCCCAACCGGCTCAGGATGCTCGGCAGCGCCAACTCGGTAAGCGACTTCAACGCCGCGAACGTGAACGGCTGGTTCACGATCGGGCCCGGCGCGGCGAACCGGCCGCCGCGCAACAGCGGCTACGACTACTGGATCGTCAGCGTCGCGGCGTGGGACACCGCGCAGATTCACCAATACGCCGCCGAGCTGTGGGGCGAGCTGATCTTCCGCCGCCGCTGCCAGAACGGCACTTGGCAAAACTGGGTGCAGCTCTCGCCCGACGTCGCCGTCGACCAGACCTACCGCCGCGCGATCGGCGGCATCGTCAACTCAACGCTCGACGGCGCCGGCACGATCCGCGTCAACTTCGCGCGGCCCGTCGCGAACCTCGCCGCCGTCACGGTCACAAACTTAGGCACCGGCCAGCTCAACCGCATCTACTCCGCGGTCGGCTACGACGTCAACGGCTTCACGATCGCCGGATGGGAGCTCAACAACACGCCCTCCGCTAACGGGCAGGTGCAGGTGGCGTGGATCGCGCTCGTTGACACCGCCTAACGAAAGGAGCAAGCGATGACGTACCTCGGCCAGTCGGCCATCGCGGGAAACCAGTCGATGGCGGCGCGGGTCGCGCAATGCGCCGCGCAACAGGAAATCCCGAACCCCGACCAGTGGACGAGCGTCAACCGCCGGACGTGGGCGGCCTCTCCGGGCTGGGATGATGCCTGGGCCTCAGCGCTCGCGTCGCACGAGGACAACCCGAGCTACGACCCCGGCGCCGACGAGGCCGTGATTACCGACGCGATGATCCTCTCGGAGGTGCAGGCGATCATGCCCGAGCCGGTCGCCGCGGCCGCGCCGATCACGGCGCCGACCGGAGGCGGCGCGTGATGGCCGCCGTCGAGCCGCTCGGCGCGACGCCGACCTACGGCTTCCCGTATCCCGAGCTCGACGACCCGGCGAACGTGCCGCTCGATATGCAGGAGCTCGCGAACGCGGTCGACGCCGCGCTCGCCGGCGAAGCGAATGCGCGCGGCAACGCCGTCGCCGGCGAGGCGAACGCCCGGCAGCAGGCCGACGCGGCGCTCGGCGGCCGAATCGACGGCGAGACGGCCGCACGTCAGAACGCCGACAACGCGCACGACAACCGGCTGAACGCGCTCGAGGCGCGCGCCCGCGCGGTCGGCGGCGCGACCGTCATTCACTTCGACACCGGCGCCGCCCGGATCCCCTACCCCGCCGGCACCAACGCCGCCGCGACGCTCGGCGCGACCGTCTGCAACGCCGACCCGGCGACAGCCAACGCCTGGTTCAGCGCGGTCGGCTGGGACGCCAACGGGATCAACGTCTACGGCTGGAACAGCGACAACACGCCGCTGCACAACCGCGACCTGAAGATCGCGTGGACGGCGGTGGTCACATGAGCCCGAACTGGAACAGCGAGACGCCGCGCGGCGCGCCGATGGTCGACGTGCCGTGGCTCGGCCCGTTCTACCCGCCCGACGCGAGCTCGAGCGGGAAGGCGCCGTCGCCGGCGAGCGACGTCTTCGTCGCGCTCAAGCGGACGTTGGGGCACCTTGGCGCGTGGCCGTGGGACCCCGACGGCTACGACCGGACCTTCTCGAACGACTTCGCGCACGGGTCGAGCCGTGGGCCCGGCATCGCCGGCGTGCAGAAGTGGGCCAAGATCGAGCCGACGGGCTGGATCGGCACCTCGACCTGGAACTTCCTTCGCAGCGTCACGATCCAGTCATGGAAGCCGCACGCCGGCGAGCACGCCTTCGACGCCTACAGCGTCAACCTCGTGCAGAAGGCGGCGAAGCTGCCGCCCTACGTCGAACCGCCGCCGCCGCCGACGCCGAGCAAGAGCCCACGCCAGCTCGCGCTCGACCACATGCAGGCCCGGCTCGGCTACACCGAGCAACCCGCCAACTCGAACTGCGACAACCGGAGCGATGGCATCAGGACGTCGCAGGACCACTGCGCCGGCGGCGGCACGTGGCTGCGCTACCAGCCGTGGTGCGGCTGCTGGTGCTACTACGCGCTCGAGACGGCCGGCGTCGCGAAGCTCGACTCGTCGCTCGCGAGCGTCTCGCAGATCCAGCAGTACGCCCGATCGGCGAGCAAGTGCTATCGCGGCTGGACGACCGACCGGTCGAAGGTCAAGCCGGGCGACCTCGTGACGATGGGCGGCGCCGCTCACGTCGAGATGGTCCGCGGCTTCGACGGCTCGACGACGCTCACCTACGGCGGCAACACGTCGTCGGGCACGAGCGGCTCGCAATCCAACGGGGGCGGCGCCTACGCCCGTTCCCGCTATCCCTCGGAGGTGGACGGCTATGCGCTCATCCGATACCCCGGCGAGTGACCGCGACGAGCTCGAGGCCGGCGAGCAGGGACCCGTCGACTGGTCGCAAGAGGAAGGAAGCGACGACCGGCTGAGCGGCGAGGCCGCCGAGCGGCTCGAGCGGCGCGAGCATCGCGCCGGCGACGAGCTCGGCGGCGAAGCCGAGCTCGAGCTCGACGATGACGACCAGGCCGACGACGACGAGCTCGTCGACGAGCCGTGAGTGACCGCCGACGAGCTCGCCGCGCTTGGCGCCGTGCTATCCGGCGTTGGCGCCGTCTGCTCGTCGGCGCTGGTCCTGCACCGCGTGCGCCGGCGGGCCGAGCGTGACTGCGACAAACGGATCGACGAGCTGCACCGCGAGCTCGAGCGCGGCGTGCGCATAGGAAGGGGCGACCATGAGACGACGAATCCCGATCCCGACTAGACAGCTCGCCGCGATGCTCGCCGTGCTCGTGCTCGCCGGCTCGTGCGGCTTCCTCTCGGCGACGGCGCTCGGCACCGGCGCGGCTGACCCGACGCGAACCGTGACGATCGACGTCGGCGCCGGCGCGACGGGCCCGCAAGGCCCGCAGGGGCCGCCGGGCCCGAAGGGCGACCCGGGCCCGCCGGGACAGGCCGGCAGCTTCGACGACTGCCCTGCCGGCTACGAGCTCGCCGACCTCGTGATTAACCACCCCGGAGGGCACGTCACCGTCCTAACGTGCCTCAAGACGTGACCCGCTCGACGCATTCGCTCGTCGCGCTCGTGCTCGCCGTCGGCGTCGCGTTCGCGCTCGTCGTGCTCGCGATCGGCGCGGCCGTGACCGAGGCCGGCCTCGGCACCGGCAGCCTGTCGGCCGAGTCGTCGACGCTTCTCTCGACGGCGCTCGGCGCCGCTATCGGCGCCGTCGCGACATACCTCGGCGGCCGAATCACGAGCTCGAGCTCGACGCCGCCGGCCGACGTCGACGCGCCGACCGAGCCGCGCTGGCGACCCGAGGACTAGGCACGCAATTCCGACCACCGGACGGCGTACCATGCGCGCCGCGTTCTGCAGACGCTGTCGGTAGTTGGTGCTGCGCGGCCCGGGCTGTCACCCGGGCCGTTGCTTTTCGCCGCCGCCGCGGCGCTTGCGGGCCCTGTCGATCCAGTCGCTGACCCAGCCGGGGCTAACCTCGAGCGCCTCGGCGATCGCGCTCTGCGGGCAGCCCGACTCGTTCAGCTCGAGCGCGAAGTCCTGCAGTTCCTGCAGCGAGTCGTCGGCCTCGTCCCTCGCACGGCTGCGGATGGAGTAGAGCTTCCGAAGGTACCTCTGCTCGAGTTCGCTCAATGCCCGCCCGCGCGGCCGGCCGCCCTTCCTCTCCATCGCGGCGCACCGTATGCGCTACGCCGTAAAGGGTTTCACCCGGTCCAACGGGGGATTGCCTGACGAAACGCCCGCAAACTGCGCGCTCTCTCGACTTGACGCATCTAGACCAGGGCGCGACAGCGGACTAGTCTCGTTGGCTTGCGAGCCCTCCTTCCAGTCGTGACAACCGAGCAGGCGTGGGACTGGTGGTGATCGAGGGTGGCGAACGACGGATCGGGGCAGGCTGGCATCGCGAACGTGGCTCGAGAGCGGAGCGGCCCGGCAGCAACCCTGGAAGGAGGCGCCGGGCCGCTCTGCGGCGATCTTGACAGCCGAACGCGGCGCCGCTCGTGTGCGACCGAGGCGAAAGTTCCCGCAACGAGCGGCGTTTCCGTTGAGGCCGTCACGAAGCGTCACCCGCCATCACCCGCCATCACCCGCCGTCACCAGCCGTCACACGCCGTCATCGCGGCACCTGACACGTCGACGAGTGTGCGCTAGAACCGGCGTCCCCGATGCAGCCGACCGACGCGCACCTGTTCCTGCCGATCGAGCTCGAGCCGCTGCAGCGCTTCCGATCGGTCGACGCGTTCTACGCCGACGACGAGCGCCGCCGGCGCAGCCCCGAGTGGGACTACGGCGTCGCCTGGCGTTCGAGCGCCGACGAGCTGTGGCCGCGCTGGCGCGTCTCGTGGGTCGTCGCGACCGGCGATGTCTACGCCGTGAAGATCGCGCGCGACCCGCTCGTGCTGCTGCTCGGCGTCGTGCCGCCGCTCGGCGAGTACCCCTACGGCGAGGGCTCGGCCGCGTGGCACGACTTCGCGCGCGTGCAGCCGGTCGAGCGGGTGCTCGCCGGCTGGGCCGAGCTCGACGAGCAGGTGCTCGGCTGGGTCGTCGAGAGGATCGCCGCCGAAGGGTTCGACACGTGAGCGACGACCTCGTCGCGATGCGGCTATCCGTACAGCCGACGGCGCGGGACGGCCGCTACGTCCCGCCGATCAACCTGCGCGAGCAGCACGTGAGCCGATCGCACGCGAACATCGCCGCGCGCCTCTTCGAGGAGAGGGCGCGCGACGGGCGCCGGCTCGATCCCGAAGCGCGCCGCCCGCGGCCGCACGTTCATCCGTCCGCTGTCTCGTTCGGCTGGCCGTGGGGCCCGAGGCCGTTCGCGTGAGCACTGACCCGCGCTACGGCGAGCGCGTCGACGCGAACGCTGTCGCGACGATGGGCGTCGTGCTGAAGGCGCTCGTGCTGCGCGCCGGCGGCCGGATCGAGCTCACGAACGCCGAGCTCGAGGCGGCCGCGCGCGTGACCGTGCAGACCGACGCCGACCCCGAGCTGCTCGTGATGCAGCTCGTCGACGGCGCGCCGCCCGACACGCCGCGCTTCGCCGCCGAGGCGAGCGCGTGACCGTGACGGCCGCCGACGTCGTCTGGTTGACGAAGCTCGAGGCGGCCGCGCGTGCGCAGCTCTCCCCGTCGACGCTCGAGCGCGCGATGCGCGCCGGCGAGCTGCGCTACAGCGGCGGCGGCGGCTACGCCGTCCGCATCCGCTCCGACTGGCTCGACGAGTGGCTCGAGCGCCGCGGCCGGCGCTAGCATGGCCGCTCCCTCTCATCCCCTAGCCAGGAGGCCTCGCGTGTCCTTCACCACGCTCGAGCCCGAGCCCGGCGTCCGCCGTCATCCGAGCGGCGCGTCGTGGCAGGTCCGCATCTCACCCTTTCCGCCCGTCGCAGGCTTCGACGACCTCGACGACGCCAACGATTACGCCCGCGAGCTCCGGCGGCGCAAGCGGCACGGCATCCTCGTGCCGCCCGCGCGGCGCACGCTCAGCTACCGGCTGCTCCGCGAAGGCGCCGCCGACTACCTCGAGACGCTCGCGATGGTCGGCGGCGCGCACGGCCGCCCCTACAGCCGCCAGGCGCTCGACGCCGCCCGCAAGTCGCTACGCGTCTGGCTCGGCGAGCCAATCACGCCGCGCAAGCGAAACGGCCGGCTCGTCGTCGGACCTCCCGCCGTCGACGACCACGGCCGCCCGTTCGCCGAGCTGCCGCTCGCCGCGCTCGCCGTGCGGCCCCTCGAGGCCTACCTCGCCAAGCGATACGCGATCACGCCGCGCGCCGCCGTCGGCGAGCAGCAGGCGCTCGCGGCGATCCTCAGGCAGGAGCGCCGCCGCGGCGAACAGTTCGACCCGATGCTGCTCGAGCTGGCACCGCTACGCCGCCGCGCCGTCGAGCGCGCCGGGCTTGCGTGGGCCGAGCTCGGCTTCCTCGCCGCGCACGCGCAGGAATCGCAGCGGCGCGTCTTCACGCTCGGCGGGTCGCTCGGCGGCCGGATCATGGAGCTCCTGCAGGCCGAGGACGCCTGGCTCGACGTCGACGCGGCCGTGCTGTCGATCCCGTCGTGGGTCCTGAAGCAGCGGCGCGACCTCGAGCTCGACTTGCTGCCCGAAGAGGTGCGCGCCTTCCGCGAGCAGCAGCTCGTGCGCTCGCCGCGCACGGCGCACGGCACGATGGGCACCCCGCTGCTCTTCCCGCGCGTCGAGGGCGGGCCGTGGAACCGTCACGGCAGCTTCTACAACCGAGTCGTGGCGCCGGCGCGCCGGAAGGCCGCGAAGGCCTGGCGCGCCGAGCACGAGCTCGCGCCCGGCGCCGACACGCCGTTCGAGTGGCTCAAGCGTGACGCGCACGGCGTCGTCGAGCTCGACGCCACCGGCACGCCGATCGTCGTCGGCTTCGCGCCGCACGACCTGCGCCGCGGCGCCGCCGACCTGCTGCTCGAGCTCGGCCTCGAGCCCGAGCTCGTCG